TTTGAACGTGGTAATTGGTTACCGTTCAGCGTTGTTTATCAACCGCTATTTGACGGACAGTATAATATCTCCGCTGCTCGTCTAAAAGTCTCTAGTGACTCTCAATTGTATTATTCTGACTCTTAAGTAAGGGTATACCCTTACAATTATTTTTCCTCGTCTTAAAACTAAAAAAAAGTTTTAAAACCCCGTCTTATCTTAAAATTCAACCATAAGGGTATACCCTTATGCTTTCATCCCGTTTCAGAAAATGCCTACTCAGTAAATTAGGGGAGCACCCGCAGGGGTGACCCTAATCTTCACTGAAAAAGGTAGGATTTTGTTAAAGGAAACCATTTCTGAAATCTTTGATTTCAGGAATGTTTTCTACGAAATATTATATTTACCGTTTTTCATTACGGTTTAAAAAGAACATCGCGGTCGATACGACGAATAAACCATCTATCGTGACTCACTTTAGATTCATCAGGTTTCTCATTCGCGAATATAATTAAATGTGGGGGGTTGCCATCAACCATCCCCCCTTCGTACTTGCCTGAGTAAAAGAACATATCTTTTACTTCTTCTATCCCAGTATAACTTAAATAATCTTTATTAAAACTCCTCGGTAGGTTACATACGATTATCTCTGGCGTCGTCTCGTGTTGTTTAACATACTCAACGACTCCGTGCTTCATATCAGCAGATTTACCACCTAGACAAATTGCTCCGTATCTCCTATGTAGATACTTACAGAATGTAGTTTTGCCTACATTACCCTCCTTAGAGTAGAACCATATTATCTTTCGATCATCTGCTTCTTTCTCGATTTCATCACAGATAAATTTTTGCCAGTCATATAAATTATCTTCACACGCTAAGCGTCTTAATGGTCTCGGTAATCCGTGACTTAACCAGACGCTCCCTTCTTTAGAACAGTATTTTTGATTATCTACAATACTGCCCTTTTGTTTTTCCCAGTGAATCTGTTTGATGGGAAAAATACTGGATGGTCTTGCTTTATCCTTTAGGTTAATCCATCCTTGAAGGTGATCTGTCCCAGAATCACCAGTCTCTTTCGCCACAATCCATTTATCACAAACTTGTGGAACTATGGAACTAATAATTTCTAAATGTTCATTTGTATAATTATTTAATGTAAAACACCACCCTTTAGCAGGTGATACTTGTTTTTTTTTAATTGAAGGGGGAGGTTTAGTATTACCCTCCCCCTTGGAACTATTGGAACTATTGGAACTCATTTCCTAATAGACTCTAATATTATTATCTATCTCACTTAATTTTCGCGAAAATTAAACGGTATAAAATTTTTATCTAAGTTAACTCATAACTTTATTTTATGCCTATGTCTAGGAATCAACGCTTTGCTTCTAAGAACCGCCTTCGTCGCGGTTCACGTTATCCTTCTCTTAAAAAGACCTCTGCTAGAGGTGCTTATGCCCTCAACCGTAAAAAGGCGATTAATACACGTATGCGTCCTATGGTTGAAACTAAAAAGTTTAAAGACTCCGATCTTGCTTTAATTATCACCGCTTCGCCTTCTGCGGATTACGGTGACTATACAGACCCCCGAACAATTCAGGATTGTGAGGCGTCTATGACTAATATATCTCCTATGTGCTGTAATTTCGGTTTTAACGGAATCGACGGTGCTACATTTCTTGGAGACAATCGGTATCACCGACTTGTAACTCAGAAAATTAAATTTAATTTTCCTCAGGGAGAGAATATCCCTATCACCCCACAGGAAGCATATTTGGTTCACGGTTGGGTGCTTGAACCCCTTAATGTATCAACCATAACCTCTGGTGCTATTCAACCAGAATTGGTTAATCCTGCCTTCTTGACTCAGTATATCACTGAGCAGGTCAAGGAATACTTCAATCAACGTGAAGATGAACTTGACTGGGTTCCTGCCGGACGTACCGCTATTAAGGTACTCGGTAAAAAGATTATTAGACCTCGTACTAATACTCGCTCTTGGTCCAGTGCTAATGTCGGCATGGGTGCTGGTCTCGATGGATATCCATCGGATTACGCTGTGATTCCATCCTCCCCTATATACAATCTGACCTGGAAAATCAACAGGAAGGCGCAGATGTATGAAGGTCCCTCTGGCGGTGCTCAAGGTCCCCGCCCTCTCCATTTTGAACGTGGTAATTGGTTACCGTTCAGCGTTGTTTATCAACCGCTATTTGACGGACAGTATAATATCTCCGCTGCTCGTCTAAAAGTCTCTAGTGACTCTCAATTGTATTATTCTGACTCTTAAG